AAGTAAACTGTCAGACCCCCCATTACCCGATTTAAGTTTACCGTGATTAAGGTAATCACTGATATGGCGGTCAACCGTGGTCTGATGGAGTCGCAATGCCTGAGCTATCATCACAGAACTCCACCCTTCAGAAGCCAGAAGGATAGCTTTTATTCTGTCTCGTACTTGACCATCGCGAGTGGTGTCGTGAAGACGCTCAAGTTTGATTTTTTGTTCTGATGTAATAAATATTTTCATAGCGAGGATAATGATCTCCATTTCGGATAAAATCAAGCATCTTCAATGATTACGGGTATAATTCTTCGTGTAATGGCAAATTGAACTTTTGGTAAATTGATTGAATATGATTAACTACATCTTCGGGACTTATCATTAACTCTTCACCGATTTTTTCTTCATCTAATGAGCGCAGAGTTAGAAAGAGAATTTCCCATTCAGTTTGTGTTAATTTGTCATTAGGGGCGGTAAATTCCAACGTCGCCGGAAGGGTTTTTTCATAATAGTAAGCAGTAGAAAAGTTTTTGGTTTTGCACATATGAAAAGTGAGCCCAATACAATTGCCATCTTCATCACAAAGTGGGTATTTATTACAAAGATAGATTTGCTTAATCTTATGCTCTTCAAATGGATGCGTTTCTAGTGAACTAACGCGTTGCATTGTTTGAAGAACTTTTTGATCCTGAAGGTGGAATTCTTTTTCATATTCTGCAATAGGTGAGGGTAATTCACCTGTTAAAAGCCCGGTAATATCGAAATTTTCAGGCAAATTGAGTAGTTGATAAAAAGCAGAATTGGCATAAATAAATCTTGATTGGAGATCTTTAGCTCCCCAAGGTTCATCACTTTTTTCCCACATATGAATTAATTGTGGGGTGATATTATTAGGTCTGTTTTTCATCTGTTGCATTGGTGACTCCTGGACGAATATTTCAATTGTTATCTGACATATTTGTTAACTAATTATACTCAAAATACCTTGGTAATATAATAGAATATAATAACTTGCTCGTCAAAATACATATATTTATTAATTAAACCTTTTATTGTTATATAATGGAACTTTTAACATTAATGGATATAACAAAAAATACTATTTTGTATAAAAACATTTTAGATCACTTACTAGATAGTAAAATTAATGAATAACCTTTTTAAGTCGTGAGTAATTAAGTGACGTAGATCAAAAACTTTCTGTCATTAACCGAAGAATGAGGGAGCGGTTGCTATAACGATGATAGGTAATAGAATGAAAAAGAAGGTGTTATTTTTGGAGCGGAATAATGGCGAAAAAATGGCATTTAATCAGAATAATATTCGATCAATTAAAGAATGCTTTTTAAACGTCATATACAGGTCATCGTAATTTGGTAAACTATATTTTGGAAATGTCAGAATAATCAACTATATGAAGTTTTCAGTCTAAAAGCTGTGTCTGAATTTGCCTGCTGCTGACAATAGCTATTATTAAATAAAATTAAGGTTAGGTAAATTCTATGAAATTAAATTATTGAAGAATAATTAAATAAAAAACTTACTTAAAATGGTATAGTCCGAGATATAAAGTTGTATTTCAAGTTCCACTTAGGTGTTTGTCACAATCACATTCTTACCCCATTTTCCGAAGTTTTTATCAATGATTTTCTGTTTTGGCAGTGCCAGCGAGATAACGTCGGAGGCAAAAAATTGACCTGATTTTCATCAATTTCAGAATATTCCTGTATTTTTTAACGCAAATTGATTGCATTGTTGATCATCTATTAATACTTAAGTGGTAATAATAGGGTAAAAATTTCGATTAAACCTACTCTTAATGCGATTAGCTAATGGGGATGTGAATAGATGGTAATAGGGTATTACCTGCTGGTTGGTGACAAAACTACCTGTGGTGGACAGATTATAAGGCCGAAGCTGCTGCTACCGCCATAGCTGAAAATACCCGCAGTGTATACCCGTTATCTTTCAAGTTGCCTCCTTGTTGGCTGCACTCGCTCACCCCGGTCACATAGTTCTCTATGCTCCCGGGGATTCACTCCCTTGCCGTCGCGATGCATCTTGAAATCCATAGAGTATATATGCCATTGTAGATTTAATTTTGGGTGTATTTTATCGTTGACATGACACCCTTTGATTATTTCTCCAAAAAATTAAATAAGTATTAAGCTGTTTATGTGACTGATATTTTTAATATATAAAAAGTCTGCCGATATAATTCGAGATAATATCACCATCCATTGATGGTAGGATTGCATCATACCGACAGAGATAAACTATTTAATCATGCTTTTTATGACTAGAAAATAGTAAATGGAATTACTAAGATAGTAAAAATTTTTCGGGTACATAGCGTTTAAAATTGTTGATGAGACAATATTCTTCCAGTTGTTGATTGGAGTCAACACCTATCTTGTGATATATATTGGTCATATGGGATTCAACTGTACGGTAAGCAATATTTAATATTTTTCCAATCTGTTTCCTGGTGCATTTTTGTAGAAAGAAGAAAATAATATCCCACTCACGTTGGGTAAACGTATCTGTTGGTGGTTGGAATATAATAGATGTGGGTAGATCGTTATAATATTGATATAGGTTAATTAATGAAAAATCTTTGGCTTTCCATCCATGAAAAAAGATGCCTATACATTCCTTTGCATCGTTATATAGTGGTAATTTTTCTTGGAAGTAAGACGATAAGATTTTTTCTTTTCCATACGTATATGTTTCGAGTGAACAGACTCTTTCTCCTTTTGTCATTACAATTTTATCATGATCGATAAATTCTTTCGCAAATTCTGCACCATTCCAGGGAAGTTCGTCATCAAAAAGCCCTTCATAATCAAATGGAGTTGGAATGTTTTGAATAGATTTTAGGGCCAGATTACCATAAATAAAGCGTGAATTTTTATCTTTGATTCCCCACGGTTCATTGCTTGCTTCCATCGTGTTTATTATTTGTGGTGAAATATATGTTCCATTAATTTTGTTCATGATTAATCCCTATATAGCTGATGATAAGTTTATACCCTTCATCTTTCAAGCTGCTGCTTTGTTGGTTACTTTCACTCACCCCAGTCACATAGTTATCTATGCTCCTGGGGATTCGTTCACTTGCCGCCGCGCTGCAACTCGAAATCTATTAGGTATATAATACTCTGCATTGTTTTAAAGTATGTTTTATCTTAGTGGAGGAATTATTATTCGTATTCTAAGATTATTAAATATAGTTTATGTATTTAAAAGACCATAAATAAGGTTTCATAATTCCGCTACACATGGTTTTATTCAACTCATTGTTATACATAGGGTTGTTGGTAGATAAGGTGTAGCACTATTTTGGAAAGTTATTTATTTTTATTCTTAGTGCAAGTTAAGATTAAAGTGATACTGTTTAGTTTACTTTTTATATTTTGCATAGTAAATCCTTGGTGATTACTTAAGACATTATCTGAATGATTTAAGTAATAATTCTACTTAAAATGACTTGATTCTATAGCATAGAGCAACAATTTGTTTTTCAAGGAAAAACACGCTGTTAATTAAATTCTTTATTATTTAATAAAGAAGATTTAAATAAACACAAATATATTTATAGATATTATTTTACAATAAAATTATTTAATAAGGATATTTTTCATGCATGTTCAATGATAGTTGGTAATGCTTATTTTTTTCGATGGTAATTATTGGTTAATGGTTGTCAATAGTCTCGGCATATTGTATCGATCAATAGATTTAACGTTCCTGGAATTAATAAAAATCCCTTAATTGAAAGTGTTATTAGTAAGGCAAGATGAAATGTCACTGTGATTATTTTAACTTTTTGTGAAATTATGATGGTTAAAATTTCTGAGATAAAAAAATAAATCAATCTGAAAATATAAAAGATTTAAGGAGTTATTATTAAATCTTAATGATTTATTTGTATAATAGTAAACACAGACACAATTTCAATTGCTGCCAATTATATAAAAATAATTAACCTTATAAGTAATAAGAACGCTGCATTATTCTTTTTCTGAACTAGACTTGATTGACGTAAATTGCAAGGGGGATTGTTTTTATAATAATTCAATATATTGATTATAAAATAACATTATTTAATTTCAGGAGAAAATACATGAGTTATAAGAATGATTTTAAGGCTTTTTCTATTAGTGATAATGCGAATGTGGTAAATCAAGAAAAATATGAAGAAAACCAAAGTTTGAAGACTGGATTTTCACCAGATAATGTTCCCACTCACTTGTTAAATAAGGTATTACGTCAAGCGTCAACGGTATCATCTGCTGTGGCTGATTTTATCGCGACACGATCTGGCAATGATGTTCTGGATGATGGAAATATAGCCAAACTTACCGCTCAATTAAATAAAGCGTTAGAACAAAAAATTACAACAGACATTCCTGGCGCCTCATTAACACAAAAAGGTGTTGTCCAGCTTACAAATGTGATTGGCAATAGCGATACATTAGCGGTTACACAAAAGCTTGTTCAGGAAGTAATAAATTCATTACGTGAATATACCCGCGAAGAGATAGATAACCGGATTAAAACAGCCAATGAAATTCCTGTCGGTTCTCCTATTCCGTGGCCGTTACCTCACCCACCGTTCGGTTATTTCACTTGTAATGGTTCAGCTTTTAATAGATTACAGTATCCGAAGTTGGCGGAAGCTTATCCTGACGGTAGATTACCTGATTTAAGGGGTGAATTTATCCGCGGATGGGATGATGGTCGAGGTATTGATAGTGGCCGTGGGGTTTTAACTCATCAGGGGGATGCTATCAGAAATATTGAGGGGTCGTTTCCTGGGGCGATAACAAATGGTTTTCATCTGGCAACAAAAGGGGCTTGTTATGCTAGTGCAACTTCTGGGGTGGCTACAGACGGCAAGCTCAAATCGGTAGGTCATTTTACCCCGGATGTTGTATACACTGAATATGGTTTTGGGTTCGACGCGTCAAGGGTTGTTCCTATAGCCTCGGAGAATCGCCCCCGCAATATAGCCTTTAATTACATAGTAAGAGCGGCATAATGGCTGAACAAAAATACGTTTGATAGCCAGAAATAGAAAAAGAGGCTGTTCTACTTCTTTAACACTCAATAGGTTGAGGTTAATATGTAATAAGTGTACTGCCGTACAGGCAGCTTAGAAAGTTAGCACTCTCATTTACCGACTTGTTTTCAGAACTGACGACTTAAGTTGTATTGATGAGAACAATGAATGTATGTTTTATGAAGATAGAGAGTTCTGTGGCATTCCAGAATACTGTCGTTTAGATGTTTGTGCCTAAATTCCGGAAGATTCATCTTGGAGCTTAAAACAGAAGCAGTTACAAGAAGAGATAGAAGGAATAAGAGAAAAATAGTTTTCAGATATTAAATATAAATGGTTTGGATATATTTCCGATTCTAAAATATTTAATTACTTATTGCGGTTAATTATATAAAAACAGTCAATCTCCTAATAAATAGGAATGCTGTATTACTCTTCTTTCTGAACTAGACTTTAATTTGAATGAATTACAGGCGGATTATTTTTACAGTAATTAAATATGTTGATTATAAAAAATATTATTTTGCTTAAGGAGTAAGTGCATGAGTAAAAAAAATGATTTTAAGGCTTTTTCTATTAGTAATAATGCTAATGTGATTAGCCAAGAAAAATATGAAGAAAGTCAGAGTTTGCAAACTGGGTTTCCACAAGATGGTATTACCACTGATATGCTAAATAAGGCATTACGTCAGTCTTCCACGATATCCTCTGTAGTCGCTAATTTTATCGCCACACAATCGGGCAATGATGTTCTGGACGATGGGAATATAGGTGAACTCACCACCCAATTAAATAGAGCGCTGGAACAGAAAATGACAACAAAGGTTCCTGATGCCTCATTAACACAGAAAGGTATTGTTCAGCTTACCAATGTGATTGGCAATAGCAATACATTGGCTGTGACACAAAAGCTTGTTCAGGAAATAATAAATTCATTACGTGAGGAAATTAATGTACCTGTGGGTTCCCCCATTCCGTGGCCGTTACCCTATCCACCTATCAACTATCTCGTTTGTAACGGTGCATTTTTCAATAAGTTGCAGTATCCAAAGTTAGCAGAAGTTTATCCTGATGGCAGATTACCCGATCTAAGAGGCGAATTTATCCGTGGCTGGGACAGTGGTCGAAATGTGGATCCATCTCGTTCAATATTGTCGTGGCAGGAAGGGGCTTATTTGGTACAGAATGTTGATCGGGCGAGTAATTTTATAATTACCCCCTCGCGTAATGAGCTCACAAAATTGCAATGGGATCTTCCCCGAAATAACAATATTTCGGTAAAATCTGTATATTATAAAGCTCAGACAGACTGGATTGCGAATTCTGCATATATAGGGGTATCAAGGCCCCGCAATATAGCATTTAACTACATAGTAAGAGCAGCAGCATGTAACATAATGACAGAACAAAAATACTCTTTAGAACATGAAACAGCCGTATTGGGTAAAGATGGTTTAGCTATTCAACCCGGCTGGATAAAAGTTTATCACTCGAATCAAATTACCCGAGAATTCATAAACTCTGATATTGAATATGTCATGCTTGGTGTCAGTCTGTCAGCCGGAGCTTATCCCGACGCGCCAGAGCTTTCCGATTCTCACGATAAGGCTGTTTGTCGCAGTGTAGAAGGTAAGTGTTGGGAAATTGTCCCTGATTATCGGGGAAAAATAGCTTACGATACGTTAACACGAACTCAACAGGAAATTACTGAGCTGGGTGAATTACCTAAGACTCTGACCTTAAAGCAACCTGCCACCGATTTTGATAAATGGGATGGCACAAAATGGGTCACTGATAATGTAGCCCTAAAAGCAAATCAGATTGAACAAGCGGAGCAGCGGCGTGTAACTCTGTTGCGACACGCGAATGAATCCATTGCATTACTGCAAGATGCTGTTGATTTAGATATCGCTACCGAAGTAGAAAAATCTGCTTTACTGAGATGGAAAAAATACAGGGTAATGCTCAATAGAGTAAATATTTCACTGTCTTCCGATATTGAATGGCCGGAACAGCCGAGGTAATGAAAAAATGACCTGAATAAACAGGTCATTCATACAATGGTTTTGTTGATGTTGGAATTAGGAGACGGAAAGAAATTCAGTCTATAACTTGAAATAGAAAAATTGTAGTAAGAAATAAAAGAGGGGAGAGAATAGTAGCTTATTGATATTGAATTTCCTATTATAACCAATTGTACAAAAATAGTTAATATTCTAATTGAGAATAAAGTCCTATTATTATTTTTTTGAACTAGACTTTGATTGATGTGAACTGTGATAAATCATTTTTACAATAATTTAATATATTAATTGTAAAATAATATTATTTAATTCAAGGAGGACATATGAGTCCCAAGCATGATTTTAAAGATTTTTTTATTAGTAATAATGCAAATGTAGTGAGTCAAGAGAAATATGAAGTAAGTCCGGATTTGCAGACAGAATTTCCTCAAAATGATATTCCTTCTCATTTGTTAAATAAGGTATTTCATCAATCATCAACTATATCAGCCGTCGTAGCTAATTTTATTGCCGAACAATCTGGCGAGGATGTTTTGGATAATGGTGATATAACCAAACTTACCGCTCAATTAAATAAAGCATTAGAGCAGAAGATCTCAGATATCTCTAACATTCCTGTAGGTGTTCCTGTTCCTTGGCCGACTGCCATACCGCCTGCTGAGTGGTTGCAGTGTAATGGGGCGGTCTTTGATAAGTTGAAATTTCCAAAATTAGCAGAAGCTTATCCTGATGGTAAATTACCTGATTTGAGAGGGGAATTTATTCGGGGTTGGGATGATAGACGAGGTGTTGATAGTGGCCGTGGAGTTTTAACTGATCAGGGGGATGCTATCCGAAATATTCAGGGTTCGTTCGCTGGCATGATAGCACCAAACTATCATTTGGCAACAAGAGGGGCTTTTTATGCTAGTCAAGTTCTTGGAATAGCTACAGATGGCAGTTTCAAATCGGTAAATATTTCTGACACGGATACTCCATACGGCTTTGGATTCCTGGCGTCAAGAGTTGTTCCTGTCGCCTCAGAGAATCGCCCTCGTAATATCGCATTTAACTACATTGTAAGGGCAGCATAATGATGAGTCCATTTGGCCCTTATTGCTATTAACAGATAGTTATAAGGGTGAATGTTTATTCAGTTTTGAAAAATCGGGGGGCTATTTTCCTCATTAAGTCGGCTTGACCGCCTACCCAGGCGCCATTTTAGCCCCGGCGATATAAGTCTCCCCGCTATCCACAGATAAAAATAACCCAGCGTCGCGGTCAGCAACGCTATCTTCTTGATATTTTGGGCTGTTGCCGCCAGCAGACACTGTATCTGATGTTTTGATTTTTGTTATCTACATAATACGAATTTCCCTAATGGTTTTCCGGGATTTTCTGGTGATCCATTGGGAGAGAATAAAAAGTTTTGTTTTGTTGTTTGTTTTGTCTTACCAGAATTAAATAAACGCGTTACTTCTAGATTTCCTTTGTATCCATATATAAAGAAAGAGTCGATATCACCTTCATCAGTCACCTTGTGGCTCATAGTGAATATATCTGTAGGTTTATCGTTAACCCTAACCTCTTCAATTAGTCCGTTGTTGTCAACGATCTGTATGAGGTCATTGCCGCAAACAAAAATTTTAGTTGCCGCTGCTGCTGATAATGGAAGTGAAAATAATGCTAACAAGAGAGTCTTTTTCACGACAAATGCCTCTGAATTTAAAAATGATTAGAACATATTTACATAGTTGCAATGCAAGCAAATTTCGACTATTAGTGATGATGAGTATAGCTCTGTAATAGACAGTGCAGTTGATGACTATTTGGTAAAAAAACCAGTGTTAGAATGGAATGATAAAATGAGTCCGTCTGAATACGAAGGATTTTGTGCGGATATTCTTAATAATAATGGATGGCAAGCAAGAGCGACGTCTAGTAGCGGCGATCAGGGTGTAGATGTAATTGCAGAAAAGAATGATCTTTGCGTTGCTATACAATGTAAGAAATACTCATCTCCTGTTGGGAATAAGGCTGTTCAAGAAGTTGCGGCAGGAATGGCATATTGGGGTGCTTCTGTTGGGGTTGTTGTTATAAATGCTGGTTACACCAGATCTGCAAGAGAATTAGCTGCTGTTCATGGTGTTTTTCTTCTTCATCACGAAGATCTCAAAGATTTAGATAGCATTATTAATGAATAGCTTATAATTTCTAACTTAAGAGGTGAGCCAATGACTGACAAATTCGCCTTTGATAGATCAATGCGTAGTAAAGACGGTAACGGGCATCTTATTGTTGAACGTACTATTCTGTCAAAGGCGGCTGTTAATACCTATCGGGGAAAGGAAATACCGGGTTATGAGAAGCTCGGACTTGACCCAGAGCGGGTATATCACATGTTGCGTGACACATACGAACTGGAGAAAGCAGCAAGTACATTTAGCAAGAAACAACTACTTATCCGACATATCCCCGTCAACGCATCCGATCCCAAGAAAGAAGACACTATAGGCGCAATAGGTTCTGACATCACCTTTGAGGATGGCAGGTTCTACGGCGACTTACTGCCTTATTTCAAGCACGTGAGGACGTTAAGCCACTGATAGGGATTGTGGCAAATGCTCCTTCAAAAGCGTCGTAACAGTTCGAAAACAGAATTCCTCGGCGCTTCGGTAATCTATCGTATAAGCGTTTTGATATTGGTACTGTACGATTTTTACTACTTTTTGTTTTTGTGAATGTTACTTTGTATTTCATTACTTGGGATTGAGTTAATTTTTGTGCCTCGCCCCATCGGGCCCCGGTTGCAAGACATATACGTACAACATGACCTAGGTCTTTATTTTTTGAATCATCGCAGGCATCCAACAAGCGTTTAATCTCTTCTTGGTACAGAAATGCCAGTTCTTGGTCTCCTTCCTTGAATTGTCTGATGCCACTTAGTGGATTGTCCCTTTCCCATTCCCCCATTCTCTTTAATTCTGAGAATACGGCATGCAAATATGATTGTTCTCTATTAACTGTAGATTGGGCTGGTGATTCTCGGCCTTTAGCATTCCATTTGCCATTCAGCCTTTCTTCTCGATAAATAGCAAATGCATTTTTATCGAAATCAATAGCAAAGGGATCACCTAATCGTTTACATAAGGTGTCTACGGTCAGATGAAAATGAATCAGTAGAAAAAGTCATCGACTATGCCAATTCAATCGGCTTGAATTTCGGCAAAGCTGAGGCTCGATCATTAATTATTGGAGGAAAAATCCAGTTAGATGAGCAATGTTATCAATTATGTTCTGACGGTTCGTTACGTCTGACAGTGACAGAACGCCAGCAACAAGCACGTCGCAACGCACTATTGCAGCGAATTAATCAACTTAGCCAACTTAACCAAAGGTAACAAGGTAATGAAGCACTGGGAACGAGCCATGATGCCGCCATCGTATCAATTGGCGCTGTGGGTGAATTAATGGGATTGACTTAAAGAAAGAAACGTCGCGTATAGACACGCTTTACGTCGAAAAAGGGCGGTTTAGTCTTCATGACAATGCATTAGATGATGCAATTGAGCAAGCTAAGTTGGTGTCTGTTGTTTATCAAAAATTAACCGCGGGAAAAGATAATGACTGACCATTCAAAAACCCAAGCTATAAGCAGTGTTCTGGAAATGATTCTTTATGATCAGTTTTGTGGCGGTCACGCAAGAACGGCAAGAGATGAAGCGGTACAGATTGCCGCCGTCGCGCTGCAAATTATTGAGTATTACGACCGGAAAAAACGGAAACGACCCGATTTGTCATTTTCGAATAACCCGATATGGGTTGGTTTTGATCCGGGCGAAGAGCATACATCATGAAGGTGACAAAATTTCAACAAAAAGAAGATAAAACGCTATGCCTGTCTATTTTCTGGGGATTCCTCAGCACTCTTCGCGGGTTATTTTTTACCTTGAAAATGAGGTGGTAATATTTTTCATTTTACGTGAGTTTATATTTACCACTTTGTTCATTTTACTGATAAATATATCATTTTTGTGGTAAATATCGGGTGAGTGAATCTTTCAAATAAATCATTGCGTATTGTGACAGGAAAGAAACCAAAATATCGACAAAATGAGTCATACATGATTCAATGGGATCGGTTTTGGCATTCAGGATATTATGTATGAGTAACACTAAAATTACCTCTATGGCGGCAGCAATGGCGATTGCTATAGCCCCGGTGCCGGCGGATAGCATAGGGTGCCATGATGCAATAACCAGCACCAAAAACACCATGACATTACAACAGGTGAGTGATTCAGTCGTTTTTCTTCCCATTGAAGAGGCGACTGCTTTTATCGCGAATATCGCTAGTCGGATGCGATTCCATTTAAAAAATCTGCGATCTGAGTGGGAATCAAAGCGTATCCCCATTGACGATAAAAGTATGTCCAGTTTTGCGAAGGACAACATGCATTACCTGGCTAAACATATTGTTGTCTGTGCAAGCTTCATTCAAGCGGCAAAAGTCGCGTTAACTTCCGTTCCTAATACAGACACGGAATTACGCGGCATGATCACGCGCTTCGGGCGTGCATCTGCTGACTTACGTTATACGTTAGAAGAAATTACTGCATTTACCAAGAGTACGCATATCCCTAATAACGTATTAAATGCAAGTGCTGATTTAGATCAAGATGCAGTCCGGGAACTGATTCGTACCGAACATGTTGCTTTAGGCTTAGAAGCCCCAGTTTTCCACTGAAGGGGATACCGTGATCCACGTTTCTATTCACAAAGATATCGAAATCCCCGCAGTTGCAAGGCAATATGCAAAAATTTTACAAGATTGGAAAAATGGCGGATTGCTTCCCGCCATTTTTGGTGATGAAGGGCGTTGGGAAGAGCACGCGTCTCTATGCCAATCTTATGTTTTTAAAATTCATATCAAATTGCCGGGTGAAATGCCCTGGCTTGGTAATTTACCGCCCGCCGCCCGAAAATCTGATAGCTACCTGGTTTATACCCGGCACTGGTGTGACCCATCAAAATATCAAATCATTAGCATCATGAGCCCCAATGCTCATGAGCTAGCAAGAACCTCATTTCTTGCTGTACTGGTTGATCGTGCGGAAGATTTTCAAAACACCTGAGAATGAGCTTGCCCGCCAATTGGCGGGTTATTTTTTTGTATGAAATTCCTTGCACAAATCTGCACAATAATCACCACCCCAGTGATCCTCTTCCGCGCCAGACCCGGCAAGCCTTCATCCACTACGCACAATTGCACAAAAACGCCCCCTTTTTGCGTGCGGGCGAGGAGGGGGAGCAAGCGTGCGCTGAGGGGGATTGGTAGTTTACTTTGGTAATCTTGATAATCGCGAAATAGCCCACTGACGCCGCGCCAGAACCACACAGGGATGTGGATGTCGTAGCGTTCAAGGCGGGGGACGGAAAAGAAAGAAAACGAACACAGCGCGTTAAATGCGTTGTGTCCGTGGAGAGGATTGATTTTGTGGTTATTTGCTGCTGTTCAACGCATCAAGCAAAGCATAGCGATTGAATTGCACGACGTCTTCACCCGCCCAATCATTGGCTGACTTCAAGCTTTCCATAATGGGGCTAGCATGTCGTCGCGGGTGGCTTCTTTAACGTTAGTAAATTCATCTTTGGCACTGATTTGACTGAATGGCAGAATTTGCAATCCGTCTTTTTTCCCGTTGGCTGCATAGACAAATAAATTCTTGAATGCGCCATTTCGCCGGGATTTTTTCAGAGCGGTTTTCAGATTGTCTACACCTTTCGGATCGGCCAGTGCATCAGTCAGATAGACAATAACGCTGGCATGACTGCCGTTTTCGTAATAGTTCATTCTGAATGTGGTTGCAGAACGGTTAAGGTTGGCTGAAAGAAGGCCGGCCAGGTATTCAGGTAAACCGTAAATTTCTTGATGAATGTCGGGGTTCATCAGATGAAAAATACTGCCTGGGCTGAATTCAAATTCTTGTAGCCAGCTTTGTACGAACCAGTATTTGTCGATTTCTTCTCCCCGTCGCGTGTACTTGGCTGGCGTGTGCTTTAGCCTTAACAGCCCGCCCAGTCGGTTCATTCGCTTTTCCAGGTAGGCATTACCAAATACCAAATAATCAAGTACATAAGCGGCCATGTCTTGCCGTGACAGTAGCGGGTGAGGTTTAAAGCAGCTCATGATCACATTGCGTTTAAAAAACAGTGGTGACTGGTGATAAACCGCCGCCGAAAATGCATGCGCCAGCCCGTAAAAATCGATGGGGGTTTCATACCAACGGCCATTTTTGGCACACTCCATGCAATCTAGCAGATCCCAGCCACATGTAATTGGCGTGGGTGTATCAAAGGTAAAAGCCGCACACTGTGCCGCGTCACTGTCGTTGATTATATTCATTACTTCGGGCTGGTTTTCAGCCGGTAGAAAAGTGTGCATGATTAAAACTCCGCTACAAAAGACTCATTCCTGCCCGCATCGCTGGATATCGGCTCTCCGTACAGGACATTCATAACAGCCCACGCAATGTCACCGTGATCAATGCCGCGTGTGCGGTCGGCGTCATAAGTCACAACACCGTCCTGTGTAATTATTTTCTTAATGGACATAAACGAGGTAGCGACTTGTTTCATGCCAGCGTCATATTCAAACCTGCCGGAACGGATTAGCATTTGTGCTTTCATCACTAGCAGGCGCTTAAGCGGCGCGGAATATTTCAATAGGGTTGCGGCCGGAAACCATTTACAAACCAGTTCATGCACGGCTTCACCCGTTCCGCCTGTGCCATCTATTGTTATCCCCTGTACATTATAGCGTTCGGTGAGTTTACGAATTTCTTCGGCTTGCTTCTCAAAAGCCATGTCGCGGCATTGCAGGGCTTCGATGACCCGCCATTTGCCGTCGCTGACAGCAGGCGGTGACATCACAACCAGCCCTAAACCGTCACCGTTGCCGCCTGTACCAGTTGGATCAGCGCCGATATAGGCGGGTTTGCGTCCTAGCGGCCGCAGCGCATAGGGTTTCCAGTCCGGCCAGACATTGTCGTTGTAACCGTCAACACCGCATTTAATCACTTCGTTATAGTCAAAGGCTCGTTCACCCGATTTAACAAAAATGCACCGGTACAGGTTGTCAAAATCAGCCGGATTGTTTTCACTCTCGATTTCTTCTAAATCAACAAGATTCAGACCTGCCGCGATAGCGTCATGAATAGTCACGATCTGTCGCCAGATGTTATCCCCGCACAACACTCCATGCTGTAATACGGCATGACTGGTATCAATAACAACTTGTTTCTTGCCGGGGCGGGCTTTATTAAAAAAGTCCCCAGTCCAGAATGGATACCCTTCGTGTTCTTCGCTTGACGGTACCGAAAAATAAGTTCGTCTTAATCCGATGTGGGTTGCCATCCCTGCTGCCACTTTGCGCAGATTCATGAAATTGCTGACCCAAAAGAATTCATCGAAATAGAGATCACCAGTATAGGATTGCGCGGTTGCTGCCGATGTACCGAGAAAATAGAGCGTGGCCCCGTTGGACAAGATAAAGTCGCATTACCGCCGCGCGGCGTTGAGATTTCTGTTGCGATTGGCTGGCAAGGGGAAGCACTTATACATAAAGGCTTTTTCACAGTCGATGAAATTAGCCACTCTGGCCCCCCCGATCAGCTGACAGTTACGGCCAGAAGTGCCGATTTTCGCCAGGAATTTAATGTAAAGCGTGAATATAGCTGGCACGATATTTCCGTTGCAAAAGTCGTCAGTGCTATTGCGGGCAGATACAAATTAAAGCCCGGAGTCAGTCGTCAATTGATGAATATTGAAATTGACCACGCTGATCAGACCAATGAAAGCGATATTAGTTTTTTGAGCCGGATGGCTGAAATGCTTGGCGCAATTGTGACCATTAAAAATGGCATGCTGTTGTTCATCGTGCCAGGCCAGGGTATTTCGCGCAGTGGCAAACCGCTGCCTGTTATCACAATCAAACGTGAATCTGGGGATAAGCATAATTTTAGCGTTGCTGACAGAGACGCATATACCGGCGTTAAAGCATTCTGGCTAGATTTAAGTTTTGGTAAAAAACCTGCAACAACGATGAAGCGTAAGAGTCAGTCTGACAAATCCCCAAAAACCGCGCAAGCATCAAGTAAAAAAGAGGGCGATTATTTGGAGGGTGCAGAGGGAAATGTGTATGTGATGCGTCAGACATTTAAAACAGAACGTATAGCCCGCCGTGCCGCCGCCGCGAAATGGGCAGCTTTACAACGTGGCGCCGCAGAATTTAGTATCACCCTCGCGAGGGGCCGCCCAGATCTCTATCCAGATTTATATGCGCAGGTCATCGGCTTTAAAACGGTGATTGATTCATCAGAATGGGTAATAACAAGAGTGGTACACAATATTGGTGACAGTGGCTATACAACTTCACTGGAACTTGAATTAAAAATTAAGAATACAGAAATGAGCGTGGCTGACGAAAATAGCAAAAATAGTGACAAGTCATGATATGCTTATATCAGGCAAACCCTTTATAGAGGGCTGATATCATGGCGTTTATATGTCCCCGCTGCAATGCTGTAGCAAAAACACGCACAAGTGAAATGATGAGTGAAGAAACTCGCCGCAGTTATCATCAATGTCAAAATCTGCTATGCGGCTGTACATTTACAACCATTACAACCGTTGAACGCTATCTCTGTACACCCAACCAACATGAACTCCCACCAGAATTTAAATTACCAAAAATGGCATTCCCAGCAAGTCACTATGGTGATGAGCAAATAGGTTTTGGTTTTTAGCTCTACTGTAAGCAAGAAAATAAACCCCGAAAATCGGGGTTTTGGCGGCTATCACTTAGATATTATATTTATTATTTGGCCTGTCTTAATATCTACATTTGCTGAGATGGTTTGTTTTACGATCCCACCATAGGCATTACTACCTCTAAAAGTCGTTTCTATTACTGCATGAGGATTTTTATCTAATATCAAGCGATAGGTTGTTTCTACGTGCTTATATGTGGATTCATCATGCATATTTTCTTTAATAATTTTTTCGAGTGGGCGATATGAGCCATCCCATCCGCTAAATTTAGACATAAATTCATCAAAGTTAATGCGATTTGTAAGTGATTTGGGATCTTGAGTATAGTCGGCATAACACCATCCAAGTACATCTCCCAGTTTAAGATCACCTGATTTCGTATACGATATCTGGCTTAAGCAACTGTAGAAATCATCTGTTTCGGTTTCAGGGATATCTTTGTATGACACATAGTTTTCAACAATTTCTTTTCTTTCGTATTGAGGTTCGTTTCTATACTCTTTGAGTGTTTTAGAGGCATATTTGAATTTTTTGTCACTATGTTTTTCTTTTCTTTCTTCTTGGGGTTCCTGATTGGTTTTTTCTGTTGACTGCAATGAAGTTGAATTATGAGTTGGGTGGAGTTGAGAACCTATAGTGATTGATGCAAAAAACGCGAGTAAGTAGATAAATGAAGATTTTTTTCTATTCGGCATTAAAACTAGACTTGGCTTTATAAGTCCAACAACAAAGGCAATGAATGTAATCACCGCTACGGTTGCAAATATGTTTTCCATGAGACCCTCTTTGGCACAAATGAGATTAATTCATATTGTAGAACCTACTGTAATTCGATTGCACCATCAAGGTAAAATAAAGCCCCGATTACCAGGGCTAATCATGGCGTTTATATGTCCCTGCCACAATGCTGTAGCAAAAACCCGCAAAATTTATTTTTTTACCCATTATGTTGGCTTGATTTTTGGCGCAAAAGTGGCACTGGTTATATAACCAGTGCCGCCAATCTGCCGCCACTTTTCAATTTTCATCTCATCGCAGAAAGCAAAAAAGCCACCTTGCGGTGGCCTTTTCTTTTCCCTAACTCACTGTTTTATCAATGAATTTCATTTGGTGCCCAGGGCGGGACTTGAACCCGCACAGCCTTACAGCCGAGGGATTTTAAATCCCTTGTGTCTACCGATTTCACCACCTGGGCTGAATTTGGAGGCGCGTCCCGGAGTCGAACCGAGGTTAACGGATTTGCAATCCGCTGCATGGCCACTCTGCCAACGCGCCTTACTTATCAGCTACTAAATTACCAATCATTTATCCTAACTAGTAATTTGGAGCGGGAAACGAGACTCGAACTCGCGACCCCAACCTTGGCAAGGTTGTGCTCTACCAACTGAGCTATTCCCGCACCACTTTGAACTGGCTGATTTACTTATTTGTTTTCGTAAATCTTATGCGCCGTTCGATGCGTTGCATTCTACTTACTTCACGTATTGAGTCAACACAATTATTGTTACGCTGTGATTGTTCGATGGTTTTTACGTCATTTCGATCAAGCTTCACGCAAATCAGACCAGGCCGCGTTTACATATTGAAACATCGACCAAAATGTCATCACCGTAGCAACATAAAGTAATATGAATCCGCCCAATTCGAATTCAAAATTAGGGCGCCATAATAAAGCAACTAATGCCGCCATCTGCGCTGTCGTTTTTACCTTACCCATCCAGGAAACGGCAACACTACTGCGTTTGCCTAATTCAGCCATCCATTCTCTGAGAGAAGAGATGATAATTTCACGCGCTATCATGGTTGCGGCGGGGAGAGTTATCCACCATGTATGATAGTGTTCGGAAACTAAGACTAATGCGGCGGCAACCATGATTTTGTCTGCGACAGGATCAAGAAATGCGCCAAAGCGAGTTGTCTGTTTCCAAAGGCGGGCGAGAAAACCGTCAAACCAGTCTGTCGCCGCAGCGACAATAAAAATTATGGCACAAACCATCGGCGCCCATGTGAATGGCAAATAGAATGCCAGGACAAAAAATGGGATCAGGACGATACGAAATAGAGTGAGCCATGTCGGTATATTTAATTGCATAGTGCTTCTTAACTATCTGGCTATAGTGGAATTTATAAGTATGGTGCATCAATGTACTTAGTGTTTCAATGCATTATAAATTTTTTCTGCTAATGCACAGGAAATAGTCGGTACTTTTGCGATCTCTTCGACACTTGCGTTACGTAAAGGCTGCAAACCTCCCATGTATTTCAGTAACATTTGGCGGCGTTTTGGTCCAACTCCTTCAATAGATTCCAGCGTACTGGTGTTTCTAACTTTAGATCTACGCTGGCGGTGCCCGGTTATTGCATGATTATGTGATTCGTCACGAATATGTTGAATCATATGCAGGGCCGGAGAGTCCGGTGGTAATGCGATACCTTTATCCTCCGTTGCGAAAAATAGTGTTTCAAGCCCGGCTTTGCGATCACTGCCTTTGGCAACACCTATTAATTGAGGGCGCGTTTTATCCCATTCAACATCAAGAGACTGAAAGACATTTATTGCCTGAGCTAATTGCCCTTTACCGCCATCGATGAAAATAATGTCGGGAATTTTTGACTCATCTAATGCCTTCCCATATCGACGGCGTAGTACTTGATTCATGGCAGCGTAATCATCACCGGGAGTAATACCATTGATATTATAGCGCCGGTATTCAGAACGTAGTGGACCATTGCTATCAAAGACGACACAGGATGCAACAGTTTGTTCCCCCATAGTGTGACTAATATCAAAACATTCCATTCGCTGAATTTTTGCTAACTTAACTAATTGAGCGAGAGAATCTAATCTTTGGTGAATAGTTGATTGTTGCGATAAGCGGGTAGTTAGGGCGGTTGTTGCATTTGTGCGGGCAAGTTTCAGATAACGAGCCTTGTCTCCACGGGGGCGAGTTTGAATATGAATTCTTCGCCCGGATATTTCAGATAAAGAATCAGACAAAATGTCTTTCTCTGGCAGAGTAAAATCCAGCAAAATTGCTGAGGGCAAAGTCCGATTTTGGCTGCCCTGTAAATAAAATTGGCCAAGGAATGTTTGTACAATTTCATCAAGCTTTGTCCCAGTAGGGACTTTAGGGTAGTAACTTCGGCTACCCAGGACTTTGCCCTGACGTATAAACAGTACATGCAGACAAGCCATGCCCGCTTCAAAGGCAACACTGATGGCATCTAGGTCATCGTCTGTTCCTGAAACAAATTGTCTTTCAGTGACCTGACGAACGGCCTGGATTTGATCACGGTATCTTGCTGCATCTTCAAATTTTAGTTGCTGGCTGGCTTGTTCCATTCGGTCAATTAATCTGGTTAAAACTTGCTGATCTCTGCCTGAAAGGAACAGGCGAATATAATCAACTTGTTGCTGATATTCTTCTTCACTTACCAGCCCTTTAACGCAAGGCCCAAGGCAGCGACCAATTTGATATTGCAGGCATGGCCGGGAGCGATTGCGGTAGACGCTATCCTCACATTGTCGGATAGGAAAAAGTTTTTGTAGTAAGGTTAATGATTCTCGTACCGCATGAGTGTTTGGAAATGGGCCAAAATATTCACCTTTGGCATGTTTGGCTCCCCGATGCATTGCCAGCCGAGGGTGTTTATCTGCGCTGAGAAAAATATAAGGGTAAGATTTATCATCTCGCAGTAAAACGTTATATCGGGGCTGATAGAGCTTAATGTAATTATGCTCCAGTAACAGTGCTTCGGTTTCGGTATGCGTGACAGTAACATCTATTTGAACAATATTTTTAACCAGAGATTCGGTTTTACGACTGGCGACCTGTGCACGAAAGTAGCTGGAAAGCCGTTTTTTTAAATCCTTGGCTTTACCGACATAAATAACCGTGCCCGAGGTGTCATACATACGATAAACACCAGGCTGACTGGTTACTGTTTTTAAAAATGTTTTTGAATCAAATTGTTCCGTCACTATTTAATAGACTCTCTGTGTCGAATAGCCCATAACGTATTGCCATATGTGTTAATTCTACATCACCGCTGATATTTAGTTTACTAAACATTCGGTAGCGATAGCTATTGACGGTTTTTGGGCTGAGATTAAGTTGTTCAGAGATATCGCTCACCTTTTGTCCTTTCGTGATCATCAGCATAATCTGTAATTCACGATCAGACAGACAACTTAATGGATTGTCTTGCTGTGGGCTAATTTGGCTAAGGGCCATCTGTTGAGCAATATCGGGAGCGATATAGCGTTGGCCGGCATTAACTGCACGAATTGCATTAACCATGTCCTGAGAGGTAGAGGCTTTACTGAGATATCCTCTGGCGCCAGCCTGCATCACCTTCATTGGCAAAGGATTTTCAGTATAGATAGTCAACATGATGACACGGACATCGGGACAATAACGTAGGATTCTTTTTGTTGCTTCCAGGCCACCAATGCCTGGCATGTTCATATCCATTAACACGATATCTACTTTATTAGCTCGGCACCATTTTATCGCATCTTCACCACAATTAGCTTCTCCTACTACTGTTATCCCTTTTATGTCATCAAGAATACGTTTTACACCAACTCTGATCAGCTCATGATCATCGACTAACAAAATATTTATCAAAAAAGTGTCTCCAACTGGCTCTATGCTCATACATGAGCTTCATTGATATTGCTTGTGTATTGAATGTGTTTCAGAAGAATTAACTTCAATTGTCTATTTTTTGACTTTTAGTAAAGATTATATAAAACAATAGAATAGATAAATTATCCTAAAAGTTCATCAGGAATGTGAATATTATACTTATCTCTTCCAAAGACAAAAGAGAATTATTTTATACGATAGCAAGTATTATTTATTTACAATAATAACATTCTATATATTCTGATTATGATGAAATTAATAACTAAATAAATATTTATAAAATAAATGGTTTTAACAATAATTTAACGTTTTTTGGCGTAGATCTATTTGGAAAATGTATAAAAATAGGGGATGAATTATGTGGTATAATTATTATTTTCATGACGTAATTAATACATAAACAGGTAACGACTATGAACAAAATCGATTTAATTCCTTCATCCGATACTGGAACCTTGGCTACGGAGGTGACATGTTTGAAAGTTCTGTTGGCTTCTATGCTTAAAACTATGGGACAAGCTAACGCAGGGAGAGTTGTACTGAATCTGGAACGTGTTATTGCAGAAATGGGCGATGAAAAACAAGCCAGGATATTTGAAAATACCGTTCAGCAAATAAAAGCGTTATATCGGCAGTGAGGTAGGTCTCAGGGGTTAATGTTATTGCCCCTGTACATATCCCACTTTTGCTATACCCTTCATCTTTCAAGCTGCTGCTTTGTTGGCTGCTTTCACTCACCCCAGTCACATCGTTATCTATGCTCCTAGGGATTCGTTCACTTGCCGCCTCTCTGCAACTCGAAATCTATTAGGTATACGTAGTGAAATGAACCGCATCTATTTTCATAATATTTTTATTTGTAAAAGTATATTATTATATGCATTAAATGATCATAAGTATATGAAATTAAAGATGTAAGGTAAATAAATTAAAAACGATATTAATTATTTGGTTATAGAGAAAGAGCGGGAAGAAGGATGATTTGTGAAAAATTCTTAAGTTATAATTGTTATTTATTCGTTATATACAGAATGATATATTGAATAAAGGTATTAATTGAATTTTTCTTTTGCAAATAAGTAACTTAATCATCATTGATGACAAACAGTAATGGATTTATTATTATGATAATGATTGGTTTTTACTTTTATAAATGTTGATTCTATGTGAATGGTATTGGTAATATCTTTATATCGATATGAAATATAAATGATTTCTTTGATTTTTATCATTGCATTTATATGGTTGAATAACTCATAGTAATTAACAGGATATAGAGTATACTAAACGTAGTAGTCTGGTTTGGTATGTAAATATAGGAGCGTGCGTATGTACAAAACTATTTTAGTACCGGTAGATATTTCAGAAGATGAACTAACGAGTAAAGCGGTTAAGCATGCACTGTCTTTAGCAAAAGAAACAGGTGCGAAGCTCCATATTCTCCATGTACTGCCAATTTCATCCGCGATTGTTAACGCATATTCGTTGGGATATGAGGAAATTAAGGATAAAGCGACAATTAAAGCCGAAGATGATTTGAAAATGCTGCTTGATACCATCGATTTTCCTGATGACAGGTTATCCTATTCCATTGCATTTGGGTCGCCAAGAGATGAAATAACAGCAGCAGCGACAGAAATTAATGCTGATCTTATTGTTATTGGCTCCAGAAGGCCCAATATTACAACACATTTACTAGGATCTAATGCATCAGGTGTTGTCAAATATTCGACAACATCTGTTTTGGTTATTCGATAAGGTGAAATGTAATGGAAGAGATTGGTTAGCCATCTTCGGATGGCTTGCTCGATTTACCATTTAGCTAATGGTGTGTTGTTATATTTTTATTAAATATTTTCATTGAGATTGCATAGGGTTTCGTAGAATTATTGAGGATGCAATAGTTATAGAAAAATTGACTGTCTCGGTTCTGAGTGATTAAAAATAGAGCTATACCGTAATTTATTTGATTTAGTTAAACAACTCACAACAAATAATGGAATATTTTATACCTAATAGATTTCGAGTTGCAGAGAGGCGGCAAGTGAACGAATCCCTAGGAGCATAGATAACGATGTGACTGGGGTGAGTGAAAGCAGCCAACAAAGCAGCAGCTTGAAAGATGAAGGGTATATATACTCATTGAAGTAGTTAGAGTTAGGTTTGGTATATAAATATAGGAGTGCGTATGTACAAAATGATTTTAGTACCAGTGGACATTTCAGAAGATGAGTTGACCGATAAAGCGATTGCACATGCAGAGTATTTGGCGAAGTTATCTGATGCTAATATACATCTTTTCCATGCCGTTCCTGATATATCAAGATTTTCAATTAGTTATAGTTACCAATATGAGCTGATCAACTCTTTTGCCAAGAAATCTATTGCAAGATCAGAAGAGGAATTGGCAAACGTGGCTGAGAAAATAGACTTGCCAAAAGAGCGAGTCTCTTTCTCCGTAGCCTTTGGATCACCGAGGGATAAAGTATTATCGACAGCAGATGAGATTAAAGCAGATTTAATTGTTATTGGTTCCCGGCGGCCTAATATTTCCACCCATTTATTAGGCTCAAATGCTTCAGGCATTGTCGGATATGCAAATATTTCAGTTTTAGTAGTCAGATGAATGATTTATTTAGTAATGAAACAGCCTGCTTTTATATAGTACTTATCGCTTAATAGATATTGTGCTATTCAATACTAATGTGATAATCCGGTGCAGGTATTTTGCATCGGATTTTCCTATTTTTAAACAGAATATTGAACTTATTTTGGTGATAATTGATTTTAAGTTATCCATTTTTCACTGAAAAGTTGATCTGCACAGGATAGATGATGCATTAAATCCCAGTTTAAAGTGAGTATCAGACAAAGATGCTACAAAAATCAGTTGGTTATGCGGTTATAGTAAAAATAAGCATGATTTTAATTTATTGGCTATAGTTAATTTCAGCAAGGTAACTCGTTTTGAATAACTGGATGAGGACAAAACATGTTAAGAAAATTAGCGGCTGAATTACTTGGAACTTTTGTTCTGGTTTTTGGGGGATGTGGTAGTGTTGTATTCTCTGCGGCATTTCCTGAATTAGGGATTGGTTTTGTTGGTGTATCTTTGGCATTTGGTTTAACAGTATTGACGATGATATATGCTGTTGGGCATATTTCTGGCGGGCATTTTAATCCCGCTGTAACAATTGGTCTTTGGGCTGGTGGTCGTTTCAGGGCAGTAGAAGTTATTCCTTATATTATTTCTCAAGTTATAGGTGGTATTCTTGCGGCGGCGGTACTGTATGTTATTGCCAGTGGACAGGCGGGTTTTGATGCGACCACGAGTGGCTTTGCATCAAATGGTTTTGGTGAGCATTCACCGGGTGGATTTTCACTTCAATCAGCTATTGTAGCTGAAATTGTTTTAACGGCTATTTTCTTAATTGTCATTATTGGTGTGACAGATAGACGAGCACCTGCGGGTTTTGCACCATTAGCAATCGGTTTGGCGCTGGTTTTAATTAATTTGATTAGTATTCCTATTACCAACACTTCAGTCAATCCGGCACGAAGTACGGCTGTTGCGATATTCCAGAATACCTGGGCTTTAGAGCAATTATGGTTTTTCTGGGTGATGCCAATGATTGGTGGGATTGTTGGCGGGGGAATTTACAGGTTATTGTTCGCTGAAAAACAATGATTTTTACTGGTGAGTTACCTTGCTTAAGGCCACGCTGTCGTGTGGTCTTTTTTGTCATTGTTATTTTTTCATTTGTTTTAATAAAGGCAGGAAATATTGTCATGAAAATTTTAAATAGTAAAGATAAGGTAAGAAGTGATCAATGCAGATGATCTGGGTGTGTTTTATTACAATGTGTTGGATGATTTATTACTGCCAATTATACAAAAATAATTAACCTCATAAGTTATAAAATAAATCCCATTATTCCTTTCCTGAACTAGACTATAATCTTCGCCAATTGAGAGAGGCTATCTGTACGATAATTTAATATATTGATTACTGAATGACATTATTGAATTTAAGAGGGGTGTATGAGCCAAAGAAATGATTTTAAAGCCTTTTCTATCAGTGATAATGCTAATGTAGTGAGTCAAAAAAAATATGAAGAAAGCCAGAGTTTACAGACCGGATTTCCACCTGAGAATGTTTCTACTCATGTATTAAATAAGGTATTACGCCAATCCTCAACAATATCATCTGTTGTGGCTAATTTTATTGCGACACAATCTGGTGAGGATGTTTTGGATGATGGTGATATAGCTAAACTTACTGTGCGATTCAATAGGGCTTTAGATAAAGCTTTAGAGCAAAAAATTTCAGGTATTTCCAACATCCCTGTTGGCTCTCCTATTCCTTGGCCGTTACCCCATCCACCTTCCGGTTATTTCATTTGTAATGGCTCTGCTTTTAGTAGATCACAGTATCCGAAATTAGCAGAAGCTTATCCTAACGGTAGATTACCTGATTTAAGAGGTGAGTTTATTCGTGGCTGGGATGATGGGCGGGGTGTTGATAGTGGTCGTGAAATTTTAACTCACCAAGGGGATGCGATTAGGAGTATTACTGGTAGTGTAAGTGGACGAACTGTAACTAACTCATCCCGTATGTTTAGTCACGCTAGTGGTGCTTTTTATACTTCTGGAACTAACCCCTACAGTTTATTTAATACTGGCACCACATATGACTCTATAGCCCAAGATCGATTTAGTCTACTAGAAATAGATGTTTCTCGCATTGTACCTACTGCGAATGAAAATCGTCCCCGCAATATCGCATTTAACTACATCGTAAAGGCAGAATAATAATGACACAAGAAAATATCTTAGATACTGAAACCGCTATATTAGGTGAAGACGGATTAGCAATTCAAGCTGGCTGGATAAAGGTTTATCATGCTAATGCCTATTCGAGAGAATTCTCTGGTTCTGATTTCGAATATGTGGCGGAAGGCGTAGGTTTGTCAGCGCACTCTTATTTAGACGCGCCAGACTTGCCCGATTCTAATGATATGGCGGTGCGCCGCAGTGAGGACGGAAGTTATTGGGAAATTGTTCCTGACCACCGTGGAAAAATAGCTTACAACACGCAAGCGGGTGCACAGGAAGAAGTGGCTGTACTGGGTGAATTACCAGAAACATTAACATTCGAGCAACCGTCCACCGATTTTGATCAATGGGATGGTGAAAAATGGGTAACGGACTTTGAAGCTCAAAAAGCCGGTCAAATTGAACAGGCAGAACAACAACGTGCTATTTTTCGTCGGCAAGCTGATGACGCCATAACAGTATTGCAATATGCGGTTGAAACTGAAATGGCATCGGAAGCTGAAAAAACTTTATTGCTAGATTGGAAAAAATATTTGGTATTACTGCGTCGGGTTGATATTTCATCGGTGCCAGACATTAATTGGCCGGAAAAGCCGCAAGAATAATATCATTAAAGTTTTATAATTCTTAAATATTAACGAAGCGCTGGTTTTTAATCAGTGCTTTGATTGGAAAAAATTCGTATAAAAGTTCATGTAAAAATGAACTCTGATTCGTAAAGTTGATTTGGTTATCGACTTCAAATTTATTTTTGCTAAAAGTGGAGGGCGGTCAGTAAGGATATTTTTATTGTTTTTCAGAATTAGGCTATAACTGATGTAAATTATGGGGAATTATTTCTAATAATTCGACTTATTGACTGTAAATGAACATTATTTAATTTGGGGAAGGTATATGAGTAAAAATGATTTTAAAGCTTTTGCTATTGATAGTAATGCTAATGTGCCCAGTCAGCAAGACTATGAAACAGATCTGAATTTGTCGCGTGGGTTTCCAGACAGGCAGTATATTGATAATTACACATTAAATAAGATATTTCGTCAAACATCAACAATAACATCGGTTATAGCTGATTTTATTGCGACACAAACCGGTGAGGATGTTTTAGATGATGGTAATGTCACTAAATTCACTGCACAGTTAAATAAAGCTTTAGAACAGAAAGCGATAACAGGAATTCCCAATGCTTCATTAACACAAAAAGGTATTGTGCAACTTACCGATGTGATGGGTGATAGTGATACATTGGCAGTGACGCAACAGTTGATTAAGGAAATAGTTAATTCATTACTTGGAAATATTAATACTAGAGTACCTGATAGCCGGAAAATAAACGGTAAGGCGTTGACTGGGGATATCAATCTGACTGCGGGGGATGTGGGTGCAGTATCAACTAATAATGCAATGCTTTCAATGGGTTTTGCTCGTTTGAATGGATTGGAAAATTTATACGATGGTTGTGCCGGATATGGACCCAACGCGCCATTCGTCACTAAATATGGATTGCCACTTGGTGGGTATGGCGTTCAGTTAAGAATTAGTAATGTAAATGGCTTATCAAGTGAAGGCGTGTATGATGTATGGAGCCATAGGCTGGTTTTCGAGCATGAAGGCAATACATATCGTACAGATAGCATAAATAGCGATAGCAACAGACAAGCTACCCGTAAGTTTTGGGACGATAAGAACGCTAAACCAGACACCAACGGATACCTCAAGAAAGCCTCTCCGATAATAGAAATCTACCCTGATGGCACATTCTTGACTAATGACGAATCCGAAGGTGCAGAAGTGATAAAACAGGGAACCGGCATATATCGTATATCAAATATCCTGAGCTATAACGCTGATGGTGGTTGGGGGGTGCATGGAGGTATTTCCGTTCCCCGCGACAACAATGATCTCGAACTGATTTTTGTTGATGATCACGTTCAACCTGACGGCTCTATTATTATTGAGACTTTCCATCGCCAACACGTACATTTACCGGAGAGATTTCAAAATTGGCGGCTCAAATCTATTGATGACAATGGCAACAAGATATTCTATCAAGATGGGGAACCCTGTGATATTCCCGATTCTTGCCGTTTAGATATTCGGGTCCAAATGCCAGAAGATTCACTCTGGAACTTGAATCGAAAGAAGTTACAGAAAGAAATGGAGAGTAGCAGCGCTTTTGGTCATAAATTGTAA